GTTGTCCCGATTCCAGCGACCGTGGATATTTCTCAGCTTCGCCATCAACTCGACCATTTCAGGCCGGTAGTTTTCCTTCCAAGGGCGACGCCGGCCTTGAAGATCGTTTTGCTCGTACCACTGCTGCATGGGGATCAGCGGCTCGCAGTTGACACCGGGAGCAGCCACAAGCCCCATTTGGATGCAGTTGTAGCCGTCCATCCGAACGCTCACTTTGACGCCTGGCAACTCTTTCTTGATTGCCTGTCGCATGAGCTTGGCAATCTCTTTAACCGACAGATTCCTGTCATAGCAGGCACCCCGCACCTCGTTGTTGGGGTCGCAGTAGGCCGGCATAAAGCGAGGCTGGTCGGCTGGACAGCAGCGGGGCTGATCTCCGCAAAGGCAGAGCACATCACCGTTTGGGAGCACCTCACGCCGCACGGCGGGTTTCCCGCAGGCGCGCACGCAGTACCCGAAGAGCGGGATGACGTTGTTTGAAGCCGAATTGGCTTGCATGGCATTTCTTGCGATGGAGCGCCGGGAGCCTCCCCCCGGCTTCTGCAGTGTAGCAGATCTGTTAGGCGATGCGTCAGGCCGCGGCCAGTTGCGCGATCAGTTGCCGCTTGGACACTTTTCGGCGGGTGCCGGCCAGTGCCATCAGCTGGCGGTGTGTCATGCCCTCCAGCCTGTCGCGCTCTTCCCGCAGCGCAGCCTGATGCGGGGCGATGCGCTGCGCCTGGGCTGGTCGAGGAGCAGCGGCTGGGGCCGGCGTAGGGTCTGGCGCCAGCAACTGAACGAAGAGTGCAGCCAGCTGGTCGTTGCATCGGTGCACCGCGGCACCGAGGGCCAGGCCGGCCCGGTAGGTGAAGGCCACCAAATCGGCGGCGATCACTGCGATAAGAACTGCCAGGGGTGCGGCGGTGCGTGCTGCGCGCTCGAGGGCTTGGCCCCAGTCAGCGGCAGCGATGGTGCGAAGGGTTTGCATGTCAGCAGCCGGGATGGCCCGGGCGATGGGTGGTGGAAGCGCTGGAGCTGCCAGGCGGCGCTCAACAGCTGAATGTTCTGGAGGCTCGCGCCTCACTCCCACACCATACAGGATTCTGTACGCCGCTTCCTATTCGGCGGTCATCCCTGCGCTGCAGCGGCCAGGCCGGTGTAAGTGCCGTGATGTGGATGGCTGGGATCATCGCGGCCATCTGCTCGGTACTGCCCATCAATACTCATCTGGCGGCCTTCCTGCGCTACAGGGTCGCAAGCTGGGCCGGTGATCACCGGCTGAGCCGCTGGTTCGCGCGGTTCCAGGCCGTAGGTGACTTCCTTCTGAGGTCTCTGGCTCAATCCCTCCACCACGTACCAGGTGGTGAGCTCTTCGATTTCATGCGGGGTGAGGAGTCGGGTGATGGTGATTGTGGGCACCAGGCCCGCCTGGAACGTGAATTGGACCTTGGTGGTGGTTTCGGGCAGCTGCAGCCGTTGGGCAAGGCGTTGCACCGCCTGTGTGGTCGAAGCGATCGGTCCGTTCATTGATGGATTCACACCATGGATACCCAGCTGGAATCGAGAGGCCGCTGGATCGAGCCGGCATGACAAGCCAGGGCCAGGGCCATCACGGCATCGTCGTGCTGCCCGCTGGCGGCTTCCCGCTTTCCTTTGTCAGTCTGGCGGAAGTTGCGCATCTCCTTGCCCAGGTAGGAGTCGGGTGGGATGGTGAGCTCCTGGGCCTCCAGCAGCAACACCAGCCGATCTGTCATCAAGATTTTGGTGACATGGCTGGTTGAGATCTCCTCTACCAGCGCCGCGGGCCTCAGGAGGGCCAGCGCCTCGCCAATGGCAGCACCGACGCCGTTTTTTTCGACGCAGACCAGCGCAGGTTGGTACTGGTCGTAAAGCCTGGCCGCATGCCGCAGGCCAAAGTCACGGCTGGAATGGTTTTCGTAGAAGCCAGCCACCACCTTCCAGGGGCTGGTGGAGACATCGACCACGAGGATGGCGAAGTTGTCGTTGCCACCGCCGTTCGGGTCGATCCCCATCACATAGCAGTGGCCGCGCTTGGGGTTCTCCCAGCCCCCGGAGGCCTCGGCCAACTCAATCAGCTCGTAGGAGAAGATCTCGAAGTCGCTGGCGGCAAAGTCCAGCTCGTACTCCTGCGCCCACTGCTTCTGTGTGAGCTGGCGGCGGCGGCGGGTGTTTTCAGCCCAGTCCTGATCTTTTCCGTAGATCGGGTGCTGGCTGTAGTGGATCGCCACCTTGGCAAACTGCTTGTCAGGGCTGATCTGCAGCCGCGGCACCCGAGAGGCCCCCATGGGGGTCGGGTCGATCACTACCTCCCCGTGATCCTCCTGCCAGTGATCGGAGAAGGGGCCGCTGCGGCCATTTGGGGTGGTGACCCAGACGTGGCGGGCCCGGTCGCCCAGCATCGAAGTGGTGGGCAGCGCACCAGTCTCAATACCTGAGAGCCTGTCGATGAAGGCGGCCTCGTCGAACAGGATGAAAGATGCAGACGGGATGCCTCGGGCGGCCCGCTCGGTGGGGGGCAGGAAGTGCAAGCTGCCGGCACCTTCAAACACGATCTTGCGCATGCTGTCTTTGCTGAACTTCGGAAGGCGATCGCGCAAGGTGGCCGCCTGGCCCTTGATCCGGGCTGCAAGCTCTGAAGCGTCGTCCCCCGTCTTGGAGAAGACCACCCCGGTCCAGGCCGGCTTTCGGATGGCCTGGCTGAGCATGTAGCTGATCACCGTCTCGCTCACCCCGGTCTGGCGAGACTTGAGCACGTAAGTGTTGGTGCAGCACCGGATCGTGCGCACCAGGTCCACCTGATACCCGTAGGGGTCGAAAGGGACATATCGGCCCCCGGATGCCACCAGGGTCTCGTGGGCGAACGCCGGCCACTGCTTCGGGAGCGTGTCCCACGGATTGACCCTGCGACTGCTCTCGCCCACCAAGGGCTCGGTGCTGTACCAATCCACAAGGCTGGGGCCCCGCTGCTCCAACTGGGCGGCTCTCAGCGCCACGATCAGAAATCCTCCTCTGGATCGTGATCATCACCAGCTCCCTGATCGTTGACGGTGATCTCCGGGGCTGCCTTGACCCAGTGATTGGCAATGTGAGCATTGGCCTGAATCATGGCCATCGGATTGCGCTGGCTGGCCGCCAACCGGTACGCATTCTCAAAGCGCACCAGGGTGATCGCCGCGATACGCCGCTTGTCCATGTCAGACATGCCATTGACGATCGCGTCATAGGTCTCGATCACAAGTCGCCGCGCGGCGCGATACTGCAGTCCAAACTCCTCTGAGGCATACTCCCTCAACTGATGAGTGTCCCAGCCGAGTTTGGTCAGCTGCATCAGTTTGCGGATTCTATACTCGCGTTCTTTCTTCGTGCTGTGCGGCGCGCGTTTACGTGGTTGCTGCGTGTTAGCCACCGCTCAGGAATTGGTCGAGAATGTGCTGCAGTCGCTGTTCAGTGTTGCGGATTTTTGGAAGCGCTACCGAGATCTGCTGCAATGATTGCAGAAATGTCTCGAAGTCGCCAGGGTCCTCAAAACTGAGCTTCACCTCCAGTTTGCCCTGACTGCCGGTGTTGCCGTCGTCCTCCTCCTCATCAGGCTGGTTCAGGTCTTCCATCAGCTGATCCAGCTCAGCCCCGGTCCAGAAGCTGTCGAGGTGCAGGTCGGGGTCTTCCTCCTGCAGCATGGCCAAGGTCGCGGCATCCCATTCCGACAGGTCTGAAGCCCGGTTGTCGGCGATCGCGTAGCGCTTCTTCTGCCTGGCCGTCAGGTCGGTACGCTGCACCGCCACCAGGGTGTTTCCATCGGCCGGAACCACCAGCATCTGGTCGATGCCGATCGTTGCCGCGGCCTCGAGAGTGCCGTGACCGGCCAAGACTGTGCCGGTCTCATCGATGACGATCGATCGGGCTGCGCCGAACTCCGACAGGCTGCTTTCGATCAGGGCAGCGGAACGCTCGGTGCGCCGCCTTGCGTTTTGTGAATCTGGTCTAGCTTGAGACAGTGAGACAAGCTGAATCTGGCCAGGATTTGCCGAGATCGGTTTGCCCGTCTGGCTTTTGGGGCTGTTTGGCCGTGCGCTCATAAGGTAAGCACTCCTCAGAGCGCTTATCTTAGGAGCCAACGAGACAGAAGAACGCGCGTGCCCGGCAGCGACAGCCGATTGATCATTGGCTATGCGCGGGTCAGCACGACCCAAGACGGCCAGGACACGTCCATAGAGATGCAGATTGCTGAGTTTGAGCGGCTTGGTGTCGACCGTGTGATCGCGGAACGGAGAAGTGCCTCGAAGGGTCAGCGGCCGGGGTGGATGGAGCTGCGGGTGCTGGTCGCCGAGCGGAAGGTGGCGCGTGTGTTGGTGGCAAACCTGTCGCGGCTGGCGCGCGATGGATCTGACATGGAGTTTCTGGACGAGTGCGCGGTGGCGGGCACCGAGGTGCGGGACCTGTTTGGCCAGACCTGGGAGAACCAGACAATCAGCGGGTTGCTCTCCAGTGGGGTCACTTCCCTGATGAACCGGGTGCAGGCACGCATGATTGGCCTCCAGGCTGCCGATGGCATCAGGCGCAGGCGCGAAGCCGGCTTCCTTGCGCGCGGCAGACTGCCGTTTGGTTACCGGGCGTTGGATCACCAGCCGGCGATGGATCCCAGTCGCTGGGAACAAGCGCGCTGGTTGTTTGAGCAGGCCCTGGCCGATCAGATGGCCCTGACCAAGACGATCAAACGGTTGCCGGAAGATTTTCCTTGGCGGCCCACATCAACCGGCCTGTTGAATTGGATCCAGAACCCGATGCTGCGCGGTGGCGTGGGCTATCGGCGGCAGCAGGTGGGCGAGTGGGAATCGGTGGAGTGGGGAAAGGCGCCGCGACTGATCAGCAGCGAGGAGTACAGCAGCGCCATGCGCTACTACATGTCTCGACGTGAGACCAAGACGCGAATCAGAACAAAAGGTCAGCCTCATCTGCTCACCAGCCTGTTGCGCTGCGGCACCTGTGGAAAGGGGATGGGTTGGAAGACTCAGGCACGTCCGACGCACGCCGCCCGGTATCAGTGCCGGAACCTGTCGTGCCGTGATTGCGGCCGCACCGTTCGCGAAGCTCTGATCCGGCAGGAACTGGCCAAGGTTTTGGTGCGCCGTGCCAAGCAGATGGCGGACCTGGCCATGGCAGATGAACCGGTGGAGATCCCGCCTGAAGAGGCATTGTTGCGGGAGCAAGCCCGGCAGCTCGAGGAGCTCGAGGCCCAGGGCGTGCCAAATCTGCGCAAAGCGATACTGGCTCT